TTTGACTTTCTCAGAGAGATGTTGAGCAGCGCGTGAGCCTGTCTTATGTCTCCTGTATACGAGCACATCACCATCCATATCCTCGATGCGAAAGGATGCGGCATCTGACTGAGCAGCCCCTGTTTCCCAGAGCAAGTCTAGGTAGCAGGACCATCTGTAACTGTGAAGGTTTGAACACAACATGCGATGCTCATCGAGCGTGACCGCACGCTTAATTACTTTGACTTTTTTTGGGAACATTTTCTTGGGCAGCACAACGTGTGACCTAGCTCCAAGATCAATCGCCAGTTGTTGCAGAGCGGAGAGATAGACCTGAGTCATCGAGCCTCCGTTGTTGAGCAGCTCCAGAAAATCACAACCAGTTGTTTCTGTTATGTCACTATGCCTGAGCTGGTTCCAGCGTGGCATCTTGAACTCGTTGTGCTTTCGCTGCTGTGTCTGTGGCTTGCCAGTAGAGGCATACATTGTCATTAAGTTTTCCCATTTCATTGTGTTTGTTATTGATGTTATTAAGACCACACGTATAGTGCGGCCCATTGGTAGCACGCTTAGCTCAGCGGTAGAGCACTGCCTTCACACGGCAGTTGTCGCAGGTTCGAACCCACCGTTTTTTTGAAGTTAATTGGCCCCTGTATAGACCACTATACGTTTAATTAGTAATGCCCCTATTACACTTAACAGCTCCGAGCTATGTCTATCTCGATGATATGACTATTCCTCATCAGGAAACAGACCGTCATGCTCTTTTAGCTGACCTAGTTTACGCCGCTTTTCGTGCTCTGCCTCCAGCAGATACTCCACCACTTGAGTCTTTGAACGACGAGACGCCTTAGCGAGAGCGGCAAGCATTTCACTGGTTTCGCTCGAAACCCAAAAGCCTACCCGCTTCCTGTCGTCTGATCGTTTGTTCGGCATTGCGTTAAGTTAGTTCTATAATTTTATTCAGAAAAATCCAGAAAAAAATCTTTACATAGGTGTGCTCCCACCTGCATCATGTGTGCAACACATGATTTCCACCACCAAAACAAAACTAAAATCTGTCCTGATCTCTGAGAAGGCTCACCGACAACTCGCAGCTTACGCTCGTAAACAGGGAAAGAAACTTCAGGCAGTGGCAGATGAGGCAGTCAAAAAATACTTCAAATGAAAGACCCAGAAATAAGAGACGAGATCGTCAACAAATTCCAAACAGAGTTCCCTGTCAAATTTGACAACGGAACTCGCGAACATAACCCCGATGGAGACAAAGGGCTTTGGCGAATGAGTATTCCGCAGCTCGCACATGCAGTGCGTGAAGAGGTGTATGACCTGCTTGCCTATGTCAGCACAATGGAGAAAAAATTTCTAGCGGAACAGGACCGCTCAGGAAATGAAGACAACAACAAAAAATAAATAGAAAGAAATAAAATATGTTCCTAACAGCAGAAACTACCACCAAAAAAGACTTCGAAATACACGCAAAAGGCCCGTGTAAGGGTGTATGCACAGAGGTAATCACGAAGAACAAGAAAACAAACGAGCCATTCAGTAACAAGAATGGAGAGGGAGAGGTTAAGCACCAGATGATTCTGGTTTTTCAGACTGACAAGACCGTTGAGACAGAGGAGGGGAACGAGCATTGCGTTCACTGGGAATGGTTCAACATCCCCAGATCATTGGACAATGAAAACAGCAAGCTCCACAAATTCCTTAACAATTGGGAGGTGGCGATACAGGACTACGAGACGCAGGAAGCCTTTGCTGAAGCGGTTGTAGGCAAGCCAGCTCATCTGGTCTTCACACACAACAAAGGCGATAACGGGAAGACTTACAGCAACCTGACCAGTTGCACAGCAGTGGATGATCCAGCTGACGCTTGGGTCGCGAAAGATTACAAAGCCTACAACGTAGTTCCTTTCTAACGTTATGTTTCTATCCGCAACACCTCACCCCAGAACCAGAGAACTAAGCGGAGACGGGGGCGGTCATTGGTATTATCCCGATGGTCGTCCTCTTCATACTGTTCAGTCGAAGGATGGAAGTGAGAGGAACACAACGAAACGAGACGCTCGTAAGCTGGGCCTGTATCCCAGCGTGACCACCGTAACTAAGGTCATTGGCAACCCTTCACTTGATCGATGGAAACAGCAGCAAATGCTCAATGCATGTGTGGCTATGCCCATTAGACAGGGGGAGGATCTTGCTGAGTATGAGGCAAAGGTAAAGGGTATGGCTCAGAAGAAAATGGTGGATGCCAGAGCTTTCGGAAGCTTGATGCATAACGCGATCGATGAGTTAAACAAATCCTTCTTTCTTGGTAGCGAGTATGCCGAGATCGCTGACTACGTAAAGCACTACGCTCAGTGGTTGAAAGAATCCAAAGTTGAGATACTGGACAGCGAGTTCGTTGCTGTTAGTGACCGCTATGGATACGCAGGACAGGTCGATGCCATTGCAAAAGTGGACGGTAAGATGACGCTGCTCGACTACAAGACGCAGGACGTAAAGACCGACTCCAAAGGAAACCTCAAGCCTAACTACTACGACAGCTGGTTGTGGCAGTTAGCTGCCTACAAGAACGCTGAGTGGGCAGGTAAACCTAAGCGAATCACTCAGGTTATGAGCGTAGTCCTATGCTCTCACACTCCAGCTCCACCGATGATCAAAGTGTGGTCGAAGGATGAGCTGGATGCAGGTTGGAAAACCTTTCGAGCTGCCTGTGAAATCTGGCAACTAACCAACAAGTTTAACCCTTCACTAAACGTCGAACAGCTTAAGAGTAACACCAATGGGCAAGTCGCAGCGTGAAAAGGGGAAGAGAGGCGAGAGGCAGTGGCGGGATAAACTCCGTGCAGCAGGGTTCAATCCCGCCACTACATATCGAGCGTCTCAGTATAGCGGGAAAGCTCCTGACGGCAGCTCTGCTGACGTTGTATGCGCGGAGCTACCCGACATATACTGGGAGGTTAAAAACGTAGAGAGGCTCAATGTCTGGGCCGCCTACGAGCAAGCCAAGCAAGATGCAGGGGGCGGGAAATTGCCTGTGGTTGCTCATACAAAAAACCAATTCCCGTGGCTAGTGACGATGGATGGCGAGCAGTTCCTCGACATCCTACGACAGTCGGACCTAGTCAAGACACAAACATCACAGGGAGGAAAAAATGGAAGGAAAGGAAATTGTGATGCCAAATGAAGTATTAAGTTTGGCGATTGGGATGGGATCAAAATTGATCATCGCATTTGTTTTGAACTATCCACAGCACACACAGCAGGAGGTGGCAGACATGCTTGGAACCTCCAGAAGGAACGTGGCAAAGGCTGTCGCGTTGGCAAAAGTGGAATGTGAACATCTGTTCACACAGTGTGAACAACTGTTCACAAAAAGAGAACATCTGTTCACTCCACACCTAGTAGTAGAAGAAGTAAAGGGGAAGCAGGAAATAAAACCCAAGCCGATGCCGCTCCAGACACCATCGCTCGATGAGGTCAGGGCATACGCTGAAGGCGCTGGTCGTCCCGATATTGCGGATGAGTTTTTCCACGTGAATACAGACAACGATTGGTTAGCTGCTGACGGTACGCGGGTCGCTAATTGGAAACGCTGGTTCCGTGGGTATGCGAAACGCACCCCTACCCAAAGCGAAGGTAAAGCGAAAAGGAAAAAGTCAATGTCGATGGAAGACATGCGATACCTGTCCGACTACGAGACACAAACACAAAGCAAAAAATAAAAACAAAGAAGGAAAAACAAAATGGAAGAAATACCAAAGGATACTCCAGCGGAACTGGCACTACTAGGTGCTGCTATTCTGGGGAAATACTCAGACATCTCGGCTTCGGGATGCAACGCAGATTATTTTAACGACCTCCGATGTCGAGCTGTATGGATTGAAATGGAGGCGATGGACTCTGAGGGAGTTAACCTCACATGCGAAACCATATGTCACAGGCTTCGCAGTCATAAGGATGTCAGCATTCTCGACATCAACGATATGGTTGACAGTTGCAGCTCACCAGTCAACTGGCCTTATTGGAACAGCATCGTCATCGAGAAGATGAAAGCACGTGAAGTGCAGCAAGCAGGATGGAAGCTGGTGCAGGAGGCTACGACTACCGCCAGCATCGATGACTTGGTTTCTCAGGCTGAGTCAGTGGTCTACGGACTAACCAAAATGGTGGCTACTGATCCTGATTCTCGGAAGAACTCTTTTCAGAGGGTCATCCAATCTCTGGAGGATGCCCATAACGGCAAGGCAAAGGGGGTAGAAACGGGTTTCCCATCTCTTGACCGTATCTTAGGCGGGCTGCGTGGTGGACAGCTCTGTGTGCTTGCTGCGCGTCCTGCTGTCGGGAAGTCTGCGATGGCTGGAAACATAGCCACTCACTTAGTTCAGCAGGGACACGGGGTTGGCTTCTTTTCCTACGAGATGACCGCTGACGAACTCAACATGAGAATGCTCAGTAGTGTAGCTGATGTAGATCTCGTTGGTGATGTCCTCAATCAGAACGAAGACGCAACGGGGAGGGTGCAAACGATTCAGAAAACCAGCACGCATGTCCCGAGTCTAGCTAAGGCTCCACTGCACATCATCGACAACGCCAGCTTGAGTGTGCATCAGATCCGAAGTCGCGCTCGTAAACTGGTAAAGGATGAAGGCATCAAGCTCGTCATCATCGATTACCTGCAACTGATCAAGCCCTCTGTCGATGACAAACGCAGAGATCGTCACCTCCAAATTGGCACGATAACCGCTGGACTTAAACAGATGGCAATGGAACTGGACATACCTGTCATTGCGCTGGCTCAGCTTAACCGTGGAGTCGAGGGTAACAGAGCGCAGAGCGCAGCTGACAAACGACCTAAACTCTCCGACCTGCGTGAGAGTGGAAGTATTGAACAGGATGCAGATCTTGTGCTGTTTCTCTACGCCGAGCAGATGCTTTTCGATGGGCCGAACGTCTTACTGAAACTTGCCATTGGAAAGAACAGAGCTGGGAGACAGGGAGCAATTGATCTTGTGCTCGTCCGCAACCGCACACGCTTTGAAGAGGCATCTGAACCGCACCACGAAGAGTGGCTTAACCGTAAACGCAGCGAGCAGATTGCTGATGACTAAACACTTTCGCCAACCAAACAAACTCTGAGATATGTTGGACTGCCTACAACTGGCAGTGGCGAATAAAGGGAGGACACACGGTGTGTCCTCCCACTCACACAAAAGAAAATAATGAGCTTCATCGACAGACTAAGTAACATGCTGGGCATACCAGCTGACCGTGAGAAACTAAACAGAACAGTTTCTGATATTAAGACCAGACTCAACGAGCTGGAGGCGAGGCCAGCTAACGCAAAGACGAACCCATTCGTTTTTGAGTTAAAGAATGACTCAGCTGGTTACGCTGACGGGAGCTGGGAAGAAATCATCAGACAGGGCCAAGCAGCACAGGCTGGTTACCGTGATAAATCAGAGTCTTACTGGCAGGAGAAACAGGGGAACAGCCCAAGTGGTAGAGGTTGGTATGGTTCTTTTGAAGCTCCGAAGGTGGTGATCCTTTGCACCGAACCTGTCTACAACTTCCGCAACACAGCTAGACTAGCTGGATCTTTTCAGGTTAGTAGCCACGCTCATATGGGCAGCGTGCTTCGCTTCCACGGAGATGGTCCCAGCGTGCTTAAGGATGATAACGGTTGGTGGCATCAGACCAACGCTCCAATAGGGTTGTATGTCGAGCCATCGACTCTCGTTGAGGGGAGAGATGTCCGCAACTTTGAGCAAGCCATAAGCAACGTCACCATCGTAGGTCATCGTGGCGCGATGCCGATATACATCTCTGATAACGCATTCAATTTTAGATTAAACGACTGCAACCTACAGGCACATCAGGGGTCACGGATCATCGTCAAACACGGTCCAGCTGTAAGTGCGAGCTGGTATCCTGTTAAGCAAAAGCCCAGTGGTAACAACTACCTACCTGATCCTGTCTTTAAGGATTGTCTCATTGAAGGTGTTCACAAATGGGATCGCAGGAACACTGGGATTTGTGTCAGCGGAAACAACATTCAGTTCCACGGGTTAAATTTTTACGGAGTCGTCACGGGGATCATGTCCACTGGACAGGGGAGAACAGTCAGCGGCTGCACATTACACCACGGTGCCACAGCAGACGGAAGAACGTGGGGAACTAAAGAGCAGATGGTTCTAGCTATCCTGTCTCGGCGTGAAAGCGAGAACCCAGACTCCATCCCGAACAACCCAACATTTCCAGTGCTGAACCCCATTAAACAGTCCAGAGCTAGTGAGTCGATGGGGTGGTACCAGAAAGGAGAGGCATTCATATGAGCGACATTAATGCAAACGAAGCAGAGGAGCTGACCAGTGGTATAACACCTGAAGGTCTGAACCTAGCTGATATAGCTCGGCTGATGGACAAAGGCAGCGATTATTTCTGGGCCAAGCGAGGCGGCGATCCTCACCAGAAAATATTCAACAACCGCAGACAGTCAGCAGCTAACAGGAATGCTGGCTAACGGAAGACTGAAAGATATTACAGAAGATGCAATCATTAATTGGTTTGAAGAGAATTGGGAGGCGACTGTTGTCCCTTATTGGAAACTTAAATACCCACCCCACTGGGAGGAACTTAAGTCGGCAGCTGCAAGTGTGGGGTCCAGCGAGGGCCACGATCTGGGGGATTGGAAGGAAGACAGGAGACTGCAAAAACATTGGGAGGAACGTGCCAAAGAATTGGCTGCAACTCCTAATGTTACGAAGAGGGAAATCTACACCGCCATCGAAGGAGTCAGGACCAACCGCATCTTGGAGCAATTACTAAAGGGCCAGCTTAAACGAGCGAAGTGACAGACGACACGCAACCCTACGAAGATTTAATGGCAGCGATCGCAATCCAAGCTGCTGGAGATTTCGTGGACGCGTATCACGCTGGACTAATTACTAACGACAACAAGCTCAATATGGCTGCGGTAAGAGTAGCTATATACGACAACCAAAAAAAACGGTGTTCCTTCCCAAGAGGTATGGACAGCACTGATATTCAGACAGCGTTGAGTTTCTTTTTTACTGAAGGAGTGCTGGAGAGATTTATCCCGCCTGACTGGGACATTGATGCTAACGGACTACGAGGTGCACTGGTTCGATCAGCTAAAGCAGGACGCAAGATCTGTAGCTATTACGGCTACGACAAAAACAAGCGCGATGATTATTAAAAGAGTTACGCAAATACATTCTAGCTACGAAAGACTGGGAGTCTTTGAACGTGTCAGCTTGGAGAGATGGAAAGCACTTAACCCCGATGTTGATCACAAGTTTATTACGGACGCAGACATTGATAGCTGGGTGGAAGAAAGGTGGCCTCAGTATGTAGACCTTTACCGCAACATGTTTCCTATCTGTCGAGCTGGAGTGCAGCGGTTAGCTGTCGTGCTAAGATGGGGAGGACTGTATGCAGACTGTGGCACATACCCCATTAGACCCATTGACAAGTTCAAACCTTTCGATCTTTGGGATGGTGATCTCATTATGTTTAAGCTAAAGGATCGTGACCATCAGGGAATGGTGAGCATATACGGTCCAAAAGTTGATAAGCATATGAAGCTCACAACAGACTGCCTCTTTGCAGCAGAGCAGGGGCATCCGTTCCTACAGATAATGATCGACGCAATCTTTGCACGAACAGCGGAACGTAATGGCAGTGGCTTGTATGTCGAGACTGATGGCACCTTTCGGTTACGACGATGGGTCTTCGATACTGCGGGTGTTCACATCTACAGCGAAGTAGCACACAAGCACGGAATCATTCCGCGTGATGGTTTAGCTGATGCTCACGATCCCGATCTCATTGAAAGACCTTACATGTGTAACACGTATCGTTACTCCACTGAAAGCTGGCTAAAGGAAAACAGATTCGTTCGCGATGGTGTGGATAAGGTTACCGATGAATTGCAGAACTTAAATAAACTCAAAAGGATTTACGGGGTATGATGTCGGAGAGGAGACAGGCAGCTGCTGAAGCTGAAGAGCATGTGTGTGAGTTAATTGCTGAAGCGCGTAAGGAATGGATACTAGTGCGTCCTTACAACAGATACGCTGCGCTCGATGGGATGGCTTACAGTCGAGACACAAAGAAGATCGCAGCAGTCTTTGAAGTTAAGTGTCGCAACATGTCTCAAGCCGAGATCGCCAACAAGTATGAGTATGAGCTGATGGTGGAGTCGCACAAATTACAAGACCTTCAATCTGCAAGTAAGATGTGGGGCGTCCCTAGCTACATGTATTACTACCTCGCCAAAGATGGAGTAGTTTATG